ATCCGTTTTGGGGTGGTGGCACGTTTATTTATTTCAAATCTGGGGCCGCAATCCTCAAAGGTTCTGCCATCGTTCTTGATGAGCAATTCACAGCCGTTTTGTTGCCGTCTACCGTAACACAGGGATTTTCATGGGGAGTTTCTATGGCTCCCGCTGCTTCCGGCACTTATGGATGGATGCAGGTATCAGGACGCGCAGTTTATAAAACCAATGCAACGGTTGCAGCAGATGGCGTAATGGCTATCGCAGCAGCTGGCATATTGGGCGCAACGGCAACGGGTAAGCAGGTTATCGGCATCCGCAACCGCAAATCAGCAACCGGAACGGAGACGGTAACGGCGAACACCAAAACCGGCAGTAATGCCCTGAAATGCGTCAATGGCTATGACGGCCTGTTTTTAGGCATGGCTTTATCAGGCACAGGTATCCCCGCATCAACTGTTGTGGCGCAACTGTTGCCTGACGGTGTAACTGTGTTAATGGGTACGTCGATCGGTACGGCAGACAAATTGGCAACCGCTGATGGGTCTATTACTGTTACCGGCACTTATACCGGCTATGGCTCAGGTATTATCAACCATCCGTCTTGCCTACAAATCGTAGCTTAACACCCAACGCCTCGCTTCGGCGGGGCAACCTTTTATCTACCATAAGGCGCTTATGTCAAATATCGGTCAATTAGTTAATCAAGATGTGGGCGGTATGCCTTATGTGCGCTTTGAGCGCATGGCGATTGAGGATCCTGTTGCAAGCTTAAAAGCAGGTTCTTATGTCGCGCGTGACGTTGATTACGTCAAAATCACGCCGCCATATAGCAAGGACATATTCACCACCAAGGTGACAAGCTGGAAAGACCAGATGAAGGTCGACGCCGCAAATGGCCGCATCCCTCCTGAATGGGTCTCTAAATATCACGCTCATTATGATGCGTGGCTAGTCGGCCAGGAATTACCGCTAGATGGCACACCAATTAAAGGCTGGGGCGTATGCTCACCAGCTCAGCAAGAAACGCTGATCAGGATGCACGTATTGACGGTTGAGCAATTGGCCGACATTACCCACGAAGGTTTAACCCGCGTCGGTATGGGCGGCAATGACTTAAAGAACAAAGCCATTGCATGGTTGAAGCAGCTTAAGAAAGCTGGCCCGGCAACACTGGAAATCGCAGCACTCAAAAAAGAGAATGACGCGCTCAATCACAGTATCGTTAATCTTGAATCAAGAATCGAAGAATTAACCAGGATCGTCAAGTCACTCGACCAGCACATGCAACCACAAGCGTTAGTCTCGGCGGGAATTAGTGCCGATGACTTGATGGGCGACGATTAATGAACCTTCTCACGCTGGTTCAGAAAGTCTGTCAGCGAGCCGGAATTCCTAAACCGGCAACGGTGATGGGATCGGCCGACAATCAAGTATTACAGCTGGTCGCATTGCTGGAAGAAGACGTCAATGATTTAGCCAAGCGCCATCCTTGGCAGGGGTTAGAACACGAGGCTACACACACAACCATAGCCGCGGAAGATCAGGGCGACATTGAAACCCTAGACCCCGGCTTTAGATACCTGCGTAACAATACCATTTGGGATACGACCGACAGACTGCCGGTGTTGGGCCCGCTTAACGGTCAACAATGGCAAGCATTAAAAGCGATCCTATCCAATGGCCCGCGCTACCAATTCCGCTTTCGTGGAAACCATTTGCTGGTTAATCCAATTCCATCGTCCGGGCATATATGGAAATTCGAATATCAGTCAAAAAACGCCATTCTTGACGTTGACGGGGTGACGGTTAAGGAGTTTTTCACGGCTGATACCGATGCGTTTTTACTGCCGGATGATTTGCATTTGCTCGGACTACGCTGGCGGTTTATGCGGGAGAAGGGCTTGGATTACGGCGAATTATTCAACATGTACGAATTTCAAATTAAGGATGCAATGGGGCGCGATGGCGGAGCGGCACGGCTAAGCATGGATGGTGACAAGCAGGAAATGAGGCCGGGTATTTTTGTGCCTAATGGCAATTGGACAGTTCCATGAGAAAGCCATCAAGAAATAAGGCAGGCGCTAAGCAGCAGATAAGCAACTTTATCAGCTATCAAGCACCGGTGGGCGGGTGGAACGCTTACGACGCTTTAGCCGACATGAAGCCGACCGAGGCTATCACGCTAGATAACTGGTATCCGCAACCGCAGTACTGCGAAATACGCGGCGGTAGTGAGGTATCAGCCACAGGGATGACCGGAACAGGCAAAACGTTGGCAGTTTACAACGCAATGAGCGGGACTAATAAAATGTTTTGCGCTACCGCGTCCGGCGTTTATAACGTGTCGGCTTCTGGCGTGGTCGCCGCTTCTGTAGCGGCGCGAACCAACGGCAAACACCAGCACGAAATGTTTGGTGACGGCACAAATAATTATTTGATTATGGTCAACGGCGTAGATAAGCCGCTGTACTACGACGGCACAACATGGTTGGCCGTTGATGGCGCGACAAGCCCGGCATTAACGGGCATTACCACAACAAATTTAATCGGCTTGTTTGTCTTTAAGGGCAGGCTGATGTTCATTGCTAAAAACAGCCTATCGTTTTGGTATCTAGCCGCGGGCGCGGCTGGTGGAGCATTAGCCGAGTTCAATTTGTCCGGCGTGGCACAGATGGGCGGCTATTTAATGGCCGCTAAAAGCTGGACAGTCGATTCAGGAAGCGGCGTTGACGACAGAGCAATATTTGTAACGTCAAACGGCGAAGTCATTGTTTACCAGGGGACAGACCCTGGCACGGCGGCAACCTGGGCGCTAGTCGGCGTTTACAATATCGGAGAGCCATTAGGCCGTAATTGCATGCTACGCATTGGCTCAGAGCTATTTATTTTGACCAAAAACGGCGGCTACCCGCTGTCTACGGTGTGGAATTCATCAAGCCTTGACTTCTCAAAAGCGGTAACGAAAAAAATACAACATGCGTTTAATGAGGCAGCGCTTACTTATGGCAGTAATTATGGTTGGAAAGCCATTGCTTATCCAGAGCAGAATGCGGTTTTAATCAATGTGCCACTGGCTGAGGATGGAACGCATCATCAATACGTCATGAACAGCCTAAACACGTCATGGTGTCGGTTTATCGGCTGGGATGCTGAGGACTTCGCGCTATTCAATGGTGAACTTTATTATTGCCAAGGAACGCAAACAATAAAAGCGTGGACAGGCTACGCAGACCAGGGCGCAAACATCAACGCTTATGCAAAAACAGCTTTTTCGTACTTTGGCTCAAAAGGCCAGAACAAGGACTTTAAAATGTTCAGGCCGGTTCTATCGGTCAACGGAACACTGAATTTTCTGATTGATATGGATGTCGATTTTTCAGATGCCGAATTGTTCGGAACGGCGACTTACGCAGTCACCAACACGGCAAAATGGGACGTGGGGTTGTGGGACTCCGCCTACTGGTCGAGCGGATTGCAGATTATAAAAAACTGGTCGAGTCCTTCCGTCTGGACAGGGTACGCGGCAGCGGGGAAATTAAAGATTGCAACAAACAACCTAAATGTGCAATGGATGAGCGTTGACTACGTGTACGAGGTCGGCAATGGCCTTTAAGATCATCGACAACGATTATGCCCGATGCAATGAATGGCTGGCTAAAAACGCAAGCTGGCCGTGCTCCGACATGGTGGTTTTGATTGGCCTAGAGCGTGACGGCGAATTAACCGCCGTATCAGGATACAACTGTTTCAACGGCAAATCATGTCAGCAGCACATGGTCATCAAGCGTGGTGAATACATGCCCCGCCGCTTTGCATGGTTTATCTATTACTACCCGTTTGTACAGCTAGGACTGGAATTGTTAATCGGAATTTTGCCGGAGAACAACGCCGACATTATCAAGCTCGCTAAACATGCCGGGTTTGAAGAGAAATACCGCATTGATGGTGGTCATCCAGATTGTGACCTGCTGCTTTGCACCATGAAAAAAGAAGATTGTATTTGTTTAAACTATAGGATTAAGGCGTAAATTATGGGCGGATCAGATGCACCGGCACCACCGGATTACGTAGGCGCCGCACAAGTTCAAGGCGCGTCTAATTTAGAGGCGGCAGTAGCAACCGGGCGGATGAATAATCCAAACGTCAACAATCCGTATGGTTCGCAGACGGTTAGCTGGAATGGTAACGATCCCACTATCAATCAGACGTTATCGCCTGAACAGCAGCAAATCTATGATAAGGGAAATATCGGGAAAAATACCTTACTTGACACGGGCAATGCCCTAGCCACTAATCTTAAGGGAACGCTAGGCAAGGCGCTCGACTTCAGCGGATTACCGGCGGCACCAACGAGCGCGAATAGAACTAGGGATGACGTAGTTAAGGCGATGATGAGCCGTGTAGATACCGACACAGCAGGCCAGCGGAACGCCACTAACTCACAACTTATAGCGCAAGGCATACGCCCTGGCACGGCGGCTTATGGTACAGCCATGACCCAAATAGACCGGCAGTACAATGATGCGAGGCAACAGGCTATTAATGCTGGGACTAGTGCGGCATCACAAGACTATAGCCAAAATATGGGGACGCGTCAGCAAGCGATTACTGAAATGCTATCGCAGCGTGATACCCCATTAAACGAAATCAATGCATTGTTAAGCGGTTCACAGGTCAGCAACCCATTTGCCGGTAATTTGGGCTTTCAGGGTGGCGCTTCCGTTCAAGCTGGTAATTATGCTGGGGCGGTTGCTAACCAAGGGCAAGCGGCAAACAATATTTACAACCAGCAGCAAGCG